TCTATGGATAATTTCATTTATTTGGTTTATCTTATATACACAAACCAAATAAAGGAAATAGTCATGAGTAAAAATGTCCAATTCATATTGAACGATCAGGAAAAACCGGTTTTCGCTGTGCTTCCCTACCAAGCCTATCTTGACCTGATAAAGGATAAAGACATACCTGAAGAATTGACTGTTGCATCTAGCCTGATCAGCTCAGACGGGCTCAAAATTCGGCTTCCATATGGCGGCCCAGGCGCCGAAATCGATCTGATTCGTTTGGTCGATTTTTGCCGCCGGGCCTCCATAATCAGCATGTCGATAAACGCTCGACAGCAAACCTTGGATAAGTTTGAAAACAACCAACTGGGCTCCCTTGAATATTTGTTAAGAACGCAGTTTCTACCGAAAGACTCACCGTACAAAAACACGATGCAAGCAACTTCCGATGTAGTTGATGCGCTTGAACAAACAGGCATTTTCCGTCGCTCTAAGCGTGATTTTCCCGGATATTACCGTCCGGTCCTTGCGCTGGATTACATTGCAGATCAGGGCGACGAGTTCATGCGCGGTCGGAAGCTTCCATTATTCAACAAAATCGAGCCATTTCACTGGGTGAAGTGAGCTTGGCCCCTTCAGGAAACTACTAGAAGACCTCGCATTACGAGAAAGTCCGCGAACTGCGTCCTGCTCGGGGCATATGGCGGCGGGCGCATGCGAAGGCCGGGTGTATCGCGATTAAGCAGCGCGCACCGGCCATTGGGCTCTGTGCAATGCGTCGGCTCCTCGACCTGAAAGCCTTGCTCGGAAGCGTATAGCTCGACCGCCAGCCGCACCTGGCCCCACTCAAGCTCAAAGGGCACGAACGTCTCGGACAGCGTCTGGTATTCGATCTTGCAGTCACGCCGAGGCCAGGCCATTGCCTGCTGCGACTTGGCCTTGCGCCCTTTCCACTGGCGTCCGTTGATGTCGTCAGCGGCGCGCAGCAGTAGTTCGACCTGGTCTGCCTCTGCTTCAGGTATCCGGAACCCGTAGTAGTCGCGGTAGAAGGTCAGCTTCTCCAGCGGCACGAAGCTATTCGCGTCTGGCCTGCCCTTCCCGTCCTCAACGATGATCTGCATGCGCTATCTCAACCTGGTTGAGCGCCGAGTGTAACGCCTGCTCGGATGAACATGTCAGGCTCTGCCTCCTTCAACTGCGCCAGCGTCAGCGGCTTGAACGATTTGTCGAGCTGCAGCTTGGCAAACTTCTCCGGCGTCAGGCCGCCATCGCGGAACAACTTGCCCCGGACTGGCCCGAGAGCATGATCCTGGAAGCCCGCCGGTTGCGTTGCCAGCCACTCGTAATAGTTAAGGCCTGCGTCGACCTGGGTCCCGCCGTTATCGCCCACCGAGGCGCGCGTGGCGTCCTTGGCGAACATCTCCGAAAGCCTGGTGGTCGGCACCGTGGTTGACCGGCAGTTGATATGTGCCGGCGGCAGCGGGCCTTTGCCCAGGTCGAAGCGCATACCGTCCAGACCTTTGCATTGTTGCGAGGTCTTGCGATCGAGCGTCGATACCCAGCGATATCCCAGCACCACGTCGCTGTTGGCCTTCAACGTCTCAATTCGCGCCGTGGTGGCCACGTGCTGGATTGCTGTCTGCACAACAGAGGCAGCATTGCGTTTACTCACCGCCAGGACGCCGTCTGTAAAGTTCTGCGCAGCGGTGCCGCGAATCGCCTGGATGATCTGGGCATTGGTCTGCCCCTGGCCGAAGCCGAGCCGGATAGTGTTCGTGACGCGCATCGTCTCGGTTCGCGTCCAGCCGCTGACAAAGCTCTTCAGCAGCTTGCCGCCGTCGATGCCCTTTACCTGGAGCGGATAGGAGAACACCGCCGCACGGATCACCGTGTTTGTCGGCACCACCGCGTCGATGGAGAGTGCATTGCTCAGGCTATTCGCCTCGAATGTTGACTCGTACAGCGCGATTTCGACCAGATCGGCCTGCACCAGGTCGCCGTAGGCCTTGTAGATGTCCAGCAGCTTGCCGTCCACCCGCGCCAGGAACTGCTCAAGGCGGTCCCGGCTGTAGGTGGTCAGCTCCTTGCGGGTCAGTTGCTCCCGCACCAGCTTGTCGATCTGGCGCAGGTACTTCTCGAACTTTTTTACTTCGCCAGCTTTAAGCCGCTCCAGCATTACCGAGTGGCGGGTCGTCTGCTCCAGCAGTTGGCTGTCCGCCTGCGCCAGGCTTGTCGTCGGCATCGTCTTTATCCAAGTTAATGCCGGCCGACTCGCGCTCATCGCTGATCAGTTCGGCTTCGTCTTCGTATGGGCGCTCCGGCAGCTTGCCGGTGGTGAGGTACTGCCAGTAGGTGTCGGCGCTGATCGTGTCGGCCATCACACCCTTGAGCAGCTCGGCGAGCACCTGGGCGTCGACCACCGGGGTCACGAACTCAGGGTTCACCTTGAACTTGACCTGTTTAGGGTCGTAGCCCTTCCACTCGGCGGCGTAGCGCAGCCCCTGCTCCACCGCCTCGGCCACTGTGATGACGATGCTGTGCAGCGTGGCGTGCTGGTCGTTCTGGCGGGTCTTCCGCGCCTCGCCCGACTCGGTACCGCCCACGTCCATGACCTTGGCGCCAGCCTCAAGCGCGGCGTTCTTCTGGTCATCCATGGCCTTGCGGTTGGCTTCAATACCAGTGCCCTTGAACTCCAGGTAGTCAGCTTTGCCGTTCGGGCCAAGGTCCCATGCTGCCGAAGGGCCAGTCACACTCAGCTCTACAGCCTCATCCAGACCAGAAACCCACGGTTGCGGGTGGCTGGTCTGATGCAGAGAGCTGAAGTAGTCAGCGCTGATCTGGTATGACTTCAACGCGGCGCGCGCCATGGTCAGCAGCGGCACCTCGTCGACTTCCGGCGAGTTGTCGGTCGAGCCGCAGTAGATCACGGGCAGGTATGGCAGGCCTTTGACCAAGCGGTTGTCGGTACCGGTGGTGCCCAGCGGCTTCTCGTCCTCGACCAGCTCACCGCCTTCATTTCGCACCGCCGTGTGGCAAACATCGTCCAGCATGAAGAACTCACGGAACACCGTGTCGCAGTCATGGCTGTATCGATCGCCGCCCTTCTTGCGAAACTCGCGGAACACAGATAGCACCAGGTCCTGCCGGCCGCCTTGATCAGCGGTGTCCCAGTTGATGGCGTTGCGTGTGGCGTACGTCGAGAAGTACGGCTCGCCGCGGTCATCGATGTTCACCACCAGCGGCACCCGGCCATGGGAAATAGCCTGGCGCACCATCCGGAAGAACAACTGCTTCAGGCCGAAGCCGTCGGCTGTGGCGTTGTCCTCCAACCCTTTTAGGCCACTGGGCAGTTCTATTTCCGGGATCAGCCGCGAGACCAGACCCATCATTGAGCGCAGTGAGTCCCGCACCCAGTGCTCATACTGGGCGCGGGCCGTGTAATTCTCGTACAGGTACTTGTTGCCAGCGCCGTCGAGCTTTTCAGCCTCTACCATGCCGCTCGGTTTGGGCAGGTTGCGCTCGTTGCGCTTAACGGCGCACTCACCCTCGAGGGCATCGTCCATCATCTCCCACTCAGCGATGTGCGCGTCGTAGTCGGGGTTTGTCGATTGCACTGGCATCAGGCCAAGCCTCCAATTCGGCGTGTTCCGCCTGTGCGTGTTTTGATCGGGTACCGCTTGGCAATGAAGTAACCGGGGGCGTCCACCAAGTGGTCATAACCGGCCTTCTTGTCGGGCTCACCCTTTTCCGTGTAGATCTGCCGTTCCAGGCACTGCGTGTATTTCGGGCATTGGTCGACGTTAACCAGGTACCGGTGCTCGCCGTACGTGTTGGCGAACATCGCGCACATAGCGTTGACCCGATCCTTCACCGCTGGATTGGTCGAATCCACCACTACGGTGAAACCGGCCTTCCTGAGCAATGACAGATCAGACTCGCTCGCGCTCTTGCTGCTTGTGTTCTGACCGCTGGCGTCCGGGTAGATCGCAATGCTGTGATCAGGGAAGCGAAGCTTGATCTTCTCAATCATCTCCGGTGTGTCGCGCACCTCGGAGAACTCGCTGAGGGCCAATGGCAGGTCGTCGCGGATGACATGCACCACGGCGGCCATCTTCATGACGTTGAAGTCCATGCCGATGTGCAGCGCCTCACCGCGTTTGATCGTCTCGCTGGTTCGGTTCGCCTCACGATTGAACGTGTAGTAGACAACGCCCTGGTAGTTCTCGAAGCTGGCCTCATACTCTTGCCGGAAGGTCCGAGGGTCCATCTTGCGGCGGGCAGCTTCCAGCTCTTCAGCCGGAACGTTGCCGCCGTCGAGCGAGGTGTACAGCCAGCTCTTGTGATCGGGCTCATGGCCTGGACGGCCATCAAGGAACGTGTCGTAGCAATGGTTGAAGCCCTTTGGCGTGCCGATGCGCAGCGCGTGGCCACCTTTTCGCATGCCGATGCCCGGTATTGAGTATTGGCAGGTCGAGAGCATCGGGCGCAGGACCTCTTCCCATGCCTCCCATGGACAGTCCGCCCATTCATCCACCAGGACGAAAAACAGACCTGATCCCCGCAGATTGTCGTAGTTGTCGAGCCCCACCACGCGCATGACGTGGCCGGACTTGAGCGTAATCGAGCATTCAGTCTCATTCGGACGGTGTGCACGCCATGCCTCGGGAATGGCCTGCTTCAGGCGCCGCCAGAACACCCGCTTAGCCTGTTTGAAGGTCGGCGCGCCATACCAGATCTCGTCCTCAACGCTCACGCCCCACTCAGCAGCCAGGCGTGCAGCGCGGCGCATCTCGGCCTTGCCCAAGAACGTCTTGCCGAACCGCCTGCCGCACACCGCATCACGGAAGCGGGCCTCTGGCTGGAACCCCCAGCAGTAAATGTTCGCCTGTTTGGGCGTCAGCTTTACCGGCGGGTCAAAGGTACGGGGTAGCGGGGACATTCTCATCAGGCTCCAAGGTGTACTCAGCAACGGCGTGCTGCTGGTCCGCTTGGGAGCCCAGAGGTTTTTCAGGTTCGAGGCGGCGGTTCACATAGACGTCGCCCACCTCTTTGGCGGCCTGCTCGTACAACTGAGCGGTGAGCGCCAGGTTGCGCATGTTCTCGGCCTTCTCAGCCATTCGCCCCAGGCCACGAAGCCGGAACGCGCGGTTGGCAATCGGGATCTCTGCGGTCTCTTCTCGGAACCGCTTCCTGGTGTCGTGGAAAAGCGTCACCCACTTCACCGCCAGCCCCTTACCCGCGGACTTGGTTGGGTCGTGCGTCTCCACCTGCTGGCGGCTCACCACAACCCCGTATTCGTTCTTGACGGCTTCCACCACCTGGGATGGGGTGTCAAAGCACGCCAGCGCCTGAACGATGAAGCTCTTCACCTCATTTTTCAGGGCTGCCATAAATTCTCATCCGTCTAGAGCCTGTCAAGAATCAGGCCGATCTCAGCAGACAGGTTCCGCAGGCCCTCGCAATGTTCAATTTCCCCACCTCAGCAGGACTGTTTGCAGCATCCACCAACGCTTGAACGTCAGGGCTCGCACCATAGCGGCGGACCACACCGACGAACTCTTCGACGTCGTGACTCTGCAGCTTGATCTTTGGTGCACCGTCTTGGGTGAATGCTGGTTGACCGTACTTGTCGGTCGCGTGAGCCAGGTGATACAGCTCGTGTTCGATCAAGGCGCAGAACTCAAGGTCGCTGCACTGGGCGCAGTAGTCAGCAGCCAGGGTGATGATGAAGGCCGGCACATCGCCGAACCAATCACGCATCTGTTGCTCCATCCGGGCCTTCTGCCAGCCACCGGCACGGAAGGCTACCTGTTCGGCCTGGCCCAGAACTGTGCGGCCCTGTTTCTCGAAGCTCGACGACGCCCACATCACCCGGATGTCTGCATCTAGTAGGTGAGCGTGGTCTTCGTTGTGAATGGTGCCGGTGTCGGCGAGGATCTCGGATTGGAGCCAGTCCCATACCTCGGGGGCCGGAGTCAGTCGAATGCCGAAGTCAGATAGGTCGGACAGTTCAAGCAGTGATGCTGGCGGCACTGGTCTGTTCACACGCCCTCCTTGGAGATTCTCAAAACGAGCACGCCGGGCTATTGAGGCCCCCTCTAGCGTCGGGCACACTTCCGTGGACTCATCGCCAAAAAAAGGAATTTACGATGCCGTTTTCATCAGATGAAAGAACCGCTTTGCTCGCGCTCAAAGGCGTAGGGCCAACCGTCATTACTCGGCTTGAGCAAATGGGTATCGAATCGCTCGCAGAACTCCGAAAATCGGATGTTGGTGACATCCTGGCTCAAGCATCCGCGGCATTAGGCTCGACTTGCTGGAAGAACAGCCCTCAAGCCAGAGCGGCCATCACCGCTGCAGTGGAGCTTGCGAAGAGCTCTGCAGAGCAAATCCCGGCCAGGTAGGCGCTTTCGATTGCCTCCCAGTCGGGTTGCTTGGTTGTGATGGGGAATCCTTAATTTGATCCGATACCGATTTTCAGCGTCCTCACCAGTCCGCCGGTACAGGTGTCACGCTTCTTGGCCATCTCAATGGCTTCAGCAGCAGTTGCGCCCATGTCCATTGCGGTAAGGGCGAATGGCGATCCATTGCCAATAGCGTCCGCACGATCAAGCCTGATTCTGTTCTTCCAGAAGCCCGTCTTATCGTCGTGGCCGATCAGCCAGAGCGTGCCGCCATCTACCGCGTATCCGGATGCCTCGACGGGCGCCGACGCAGTAGTACCGAAATAGGCTGCGATCAGTGCGTCGAAATCGCACGTCGCACCGGTACAAAGGAAATGCACACCCTTCACCGTCTCCAGCTTCTCGCAGTCGTCATCAGTGATGGTCGTGCCACGTGTGCAGCGGGAGTCATAGGCGATCACGCCGTCTTTGTAGGCAATGGTCGTCATCTGAAACCCTCATGATTGCGCGCCACGATTTGGCGCATTCGAAAACGTGGCGCGGATTAATCAACCTTGCGACTGGGCAGTTTGAAGTCAGTCACCCTGTCAGCTATCGACCGGATCTTCTCTACGCCCAGGAAGCCGACCCAGCCACCTGCGAAGGTAGCCATGCTCTGTGGCAGACCGAAGAAATCCAGACCACTGATGATGGTCAAGGTAAGGCCGCCACAGATCGCGCCCTCCACCAACATCTGGCGCCGCGTGCCGCCACCGTAGGTGATGCGCAGGACGGCCATGGCGCAGGACAGCACAGCCGCATAGAGGATTGGCGAATGCTGGCTAAACCACGCAAGCGCAATCGCCCATGTGTCTGGTTTGTCTGGCATGTTGGACATCTCGGTTCCTCCCCGTCAGGGAGTTATGAATATGACAGGCCATGACCTGCAGATTTGAATCAGCCCCAGCAGCCCCAGCTCAGAGCGATGGATGTGGTAGGGCCAAAAACGAAAAGGCCCCGATCAATGTCGAGGCCATGAAAATATAGATTCAGCGTAAAACGCACGAACCGTAAGCGCAGTGGTCATAATTTAACAAGCACACGAATAGAACAACCCGCAGTTCAGGCGCAACCATCTCTCTCGGCCTCATATCCCGGCAGACCTCTCTGAATTCCAGATACTTAGAATCGACCCTTTTGGGTATGGCTTCGGCCAAGAGGCTCCAATGACAAACCACGCCTATTACGCCATTCATTACATGAGGAACGGAGAGCCTGAGCATTTCATAACGACTGCGACAGAGTTCAGCGAAGAAGAAGCAATTCGCCTGGCTGCAAGTCACGCGGGCCAAGGATCAGATGGCCGCATAGATTGCTGCCTATCGAGAGACGCAATGCTGCTTGAGGCTGGGAAACTAGGCGTTACCCAGGTTCGCTGGAACAAAGCTGGTTAGCTTGGGCCTCGTGCAAGCGTATAGGCCCTGAATAGATGCGCGGTCTTTCCCGCTGTCAGCCGAAGACAATCCCAGCGTCGACACCCCAATGCATCGATCTCGCTGATCTGGTCTCGCGCCACTCTGGAAGTCAGGTGTGAACAGAGCGCGTGGGCTGCCGGTGTTTTTCCATAGCGCTGCACTACCGGCTTATCAGCGTCCAGGCCTTCCGTGAGGCTGCCCTGGCTGCAGTGAAACTTAGGCAATAAAAAACCCGGCGCGATGGCCGGGTTCAGGGTTTCGTGTGCGTTTCGCGTTACTTGTGCACTATGGGAAAAGTACGCGCAAAACCCCGTCATGTCAACATGATTATGCCGCCTCTTGATCTTTTTCCGCGTGGATCACCTGCCATAGCGGTTGTTGAGCCTGAATATCCACTTCCTTTATCACTTCTTTCAGGGATTCCCACAGGTCGAGCCAGTCACGCGTCCAGTTCTTTGGGTCAATGGTGACGCCGAAGAATGTCAGCATCTCAGCGGCTACCCGCGCCGGCCCCCACTCCGCAGCCCCGTGCACCTCCCCCTTGTACGATTGCAGGGCCAGAGTGACCAGGTATTGCGCCTTAACGCGCTTGGCCGAAGTCAGGTCTGGCAGCGCGGCCTTGGCGGTGATCAGCAGCACCGCATTCAGCAGGTGCCGCATGTTCATCGCCGGGTGGTACAGGTAGTGCCCGAACTGCTGCACCTGGAACGGAAGTGTGTCGATGGCGCGTAGCACTTTTCCGATCATAGCTAGGTGAGCAGCGCGGGCAGTGGACCTGCCCAGCGGCGTCCCGCGCGTTTCGCTGATGCTGATCTTCTGCCGCACAACCTGGATGCGTTCCTCCTTGTCATCCCCCAGTGCAGCGAACACGGCCTCGGCGCGGCGCATGCGCTGCCCCTTCTTGATCGGTGCCGACTGGGCTTTGTCGATGGCCACAGCGCTGATCGACGCGTTCGATTCGTGTTGTGCTTCGGTCCATACCTGCCTTGCGTTGATCAGCTTCATGCGGCTTCCCCTTTTTTCAGTTCTTTGGTCATTGCCCGGTACTTGGCCTTGATGGCCTTGATCTCTTCTACGGTGTACTTGCAAGGCGGGTGTAGTCCTTCCAGCCATGCCACCTTCTCGGCGCCGATACGCAGCACCAGGCGAATGCGGTACTCCACGGCATTGCCAGATAGGTTGCGGTTGCACTTCACGCACTGGCGGTGGATGTTCAGCGGCTCGAAGCGCAGTTCCGGGCAGGCGCCGACGGATCGGTAATGCCCAGCGTCCCACCGGCTGCCGGTCATGAGGTCGTTGTCGTTCGGCGTCGAGTCGCAGCTAATGCATGGCAGGCACGCGTCACGCAGGCGCACGTACTCGTTCACGGCGGCCTGGGCCTCGCGCAGATGATCCGCCCTGCTCTTCAGCTTCTCCTTGCGAACCTTTATATCGCGGCGCTCACGCTGGGCAATTGCCTTGCGGGCCCTATCTTGGTTCTTCGGTGCATCGAGGATTGCGCATGCAGGACTGCACACAGCCTGACCCAGGCGTAATGGGACGAATGACGCACCGCACGCCGTAACACGGCATTTCTTCGGTTTTGGTTGCTTGGCGATCATGCAGCCTCCTTGCTGAGTAGATCAGTGAAAACCACACCTTGGCCTGTGAAGTAGGCTGCGATGCGGTCGGTGTAATTGATGCCCTGGGCGCGGTTGAACAGGCTGGTCACCGGGAAGCCATCAGGGCCAAACAAATGGCACTCGCCCATCATGGCCAGCTTCGTTTCGTATGGCAGGTGACGCATCACGCGGTACCACTCGGCCTGGAACCCAGCGTCCTCGTTCAGCAGGATCTGCACGCCGAAGTGAAGCTTGCAGTACCGACGGGCATCCGCGGCGTCGCCGATCTGTGTCATTTCGGCGATTCGCTTGTACATCCCAAACCACAGCCGGTTCTGGTCGAGGGTGCGGTCCTTGCCCGGGCGCAGGGAGACCACCACAAACCTCTTGTCCCGGTACATGGTGGTCAGGCATGTGATGGCCTCAGTGAGCTTGGCTTGGCAGTTGACGCTGATCTTGTCGGTCATTGCGCCGCCCTCTTCTCTTCCAGTTCCTGCGCCTGCTTAATCAGCAGGGCTCGGCGATCAGCCAACTCATTGGCCGCTGCAATCCGGATCTCGTCCTTTCGCTCTTCGCTGGCCTTCCGCATTTCCAGCATCGAGCTCTTCACGATCTCCAGTTTTTGGCGAAGCACCGGCTCTGCCCGGGTGACGGCACCGGTGAGCAGACCTGCAATGGCACGACCATCCTCGGTGATCGGCTCAACGCTAAGGTCTGCCAGGTACTTCTGGGCGTATTCGTGGGGAATGCGCTTCAGCTCCATTGCCTTGGTCACAGCCTGGATGCGGCGGTTGGCGTCGAAGCCCACTGACACATGCCAGTTGACTGGTTTCGCATCCTCGCGGGCCTGGCCCACAAACCGCTGGTAGGCGTCGATGAAGGCCATGCGCGCGCCGATTTTGTCGCCGCCATCCAAGATGGGTTTCGCAGCGGCCAGGGCCAGCTGGATTTCGTCGGTCAGGACAACGGTTTCGTACTCGTCGTTGGTGGTCATGGCGATTGCCCATGCCTCGTCCTTCCCGGGGCGGCCGTCGGAGGTCTGGACGCGCTGCAGGATGTCAGCCATTGCCAGCTTGCCCTTCACTTCGAAGCGGCACGCTTTCAGCGCTGCTTTGACGACGGGGACCGGGTAGGAGCAAAGATCTTCGGCCATCATTGCGGCAGTGCCTGGGTTCATTTCCTGGCCCATGGCCTCGGCCGTTGCGCAGATTGCAGCGGCCAGTCCGGCAACCTGCTGGTCGTTCATTTCAGAGGTATTCATTGCGGTCACCTGCTTGGCGTTTGGCCAAAACCATCTGGGCGGCCTGCTCGGCTGCGGAAAGGTTTGCCTCAGTCCGTTCCATCTGGCGGGCGGTTGTGCCGTTGATGCGCTGTCCGGTCACCCACTGGGTGTGGTAGCTCTCGGCGTTGGCCAGCAGTTCGTTGAGGCTGTGGCACTTGCGCAAGACGGCGGCATCGCTGGTTTTCAGGAAGTGCGCGGCGACGTGATGGGCGACATCGGCACCGAGGCGGTCGACCAGTTGGCCGAGCTGGCCGCCCGCCTTGGCGTTCCACACCGGCCAGGCGCTGTAGCGCTTGCGGTAGGCCATGGCGTAGTTCGCCCAGACCTTGAAGGTTTTGCAGGTCTGGTCTTTGGGGCCAGGCATGTCGGCGGGAATCTCGACCCGTGGGGCATCGGTGCGATCAACCACCAGCACCAAGCCGCGGGACTGAGCCGGCACAACCTCGGCAGGAGCCGGGGGTGCAATTGGTTCAATGACCGGTTCTATGACTGGTTCAAGAGAGTTACTGATTCTGGGTGCAGCTGCTGCACTACCCCCTGGTGCAGGAGATTCACTAGGGGGTGAACCTGATGCACTACCCTGGTGAATCTGCTGCACCACCCCTGGTGCAGGAGGTGCACCACCACCGTCGAGGGTTAGGAAGTAAACGTTTGACGAATTCCCCTTTGGGCCACCCTTCCGGATTTCCTTGCGCAGCAATCCCGCGTCACACAAGGCTGTGATGTGGTTCATGACAGAGCGCTTGCTGATCTCGCACTGATCAGCAATGTGCTGATAGGACGGCCAGCACTCGCCTATGTCACTAGCGTTGTCGGCCAGCTTTATTAGCACCAGCTTGCGCAACGGATTTCCGACGCGAAGTTTCATCGCGGCGACCATAAGGCCCATGCTCATATCAAGCCTTCCCGACCTTTGCGGCCAATTCAAGAAAGCGATCCACGTACCAATGAGGCTGCGTCTCGCGGGGGCATTGAGGGCTGGTGAGGTTCTTGCCGTAGGCCATGCCCTTCTCGGTCACAGACCAGAAGTCCACCATTTCCTGCTTGGAGTTTTTGCGCTGGAGGACCTTGAGGAAGCCGTGGGCCTCAAGAGCAAGGTTGAAGGCGCGTGGCGTGATGGCAATGGCGTTATCTTTGATCAGGGCGGTAATGGCCTTCGTTGGCATGGAAGAACCGCCAGAGGCGTCGGGAGCGGCATCCACGGCGTAACCTGAGAGGAATTTGGCGTCTAGGCCGTTGTTGGCAGCGATCTTGGCGAGCATCAGCATCTTGCTGGAGGGCGCCGGCTTCAACAGGCGGTCGAAGCACTCAAGGATTGCCAGCTCGCCGACGATCTTGGAGCTGTTCGGGCCCTGGGCGGAAAACGAGCCGGTCTTGCGGACGCTCGGCAGCACCTGGCCCACCACCCACTCTTCGAACTTCTCGGCGGCCGGAAGCTTGGACTTCATCACCAGCCGGTACAGGTCCCGTTCTGGGATGATGGTCATGAAACCACCACCCTGTTTCGGGGTAGTGGTCGCGGCCTTGCAGTGACGGGCCACGGCGTTCTCCGGTTTGGAGTAGCCGAGGGCGTCAGCGACATCGCGGGCAACAAACCACGGATCTCCGAGCTTGTCGGTGATGACTCGGATCGCGGCGCCGTCGAAGTCGAACGGAATCACTGAGGAATTGCGCGCCACGTTTTCAGATTGCGAAAAACGTGGTGCGGGAATGTTGGGGCTATTGATCGTTTGGTTGGCTTGGTGCATGATTCGCTCCACAAGTTGTGTTGCTGTTGAAAAAGCCGGGATTGCGCCCCGGCTTTTTTGTGTCTGAAATTCAGGCGGCCTTTACCGATGCATCCATCACGTCCAGGCTCTGGCGAACGTGGTTGATCTCTTGGCGGATAAGGCTCTTCTCGAAGGTGCTTACGTGGTTGTCGTCCAGCGCTTCATGCACGGCGATGGTCAGGTCAGCTACCTCCTTCGCGACGTTGATCAGCGACTTGGTGAGCGCCTGAGGCTTCGGCTCGGTCTTTGCGACCAACTCAAAACCGAACTCCCCGGCAAGCGTGATCAGCGGGCGCATGTCTCCGGTGTGCAGCAATATCCCGAACAGATGCTCCACGGTCAGGTGGTGAGCTTCATTGTCCGGGTTTGCGCGCTGAAGCAGGCCAACGTGTGGAACACCCATCTTTGCAGCCAGGGATTTGGGCTCGTTGCCCTTCACTGCTGCCTGGCATGCATCCAAAAAGTCTTCCATTCGTAAAACCTCAAATTTGTTTCCGTGGCGCCCTGCCGATGCAGAAGCGATCATTTGCTCAATGGATCGGCGGACATGAGTGTCAGGCGGCCTGAGCCTTCTTTGCTGCCTTGAATCTGCCCTTGGAGAGAACCTGAATCTGGTACTGCCTGGATTCGGGAATCGTTTCTCCCCACATGGTCACTGCGCTTGGGCGGATACCCAGGGCCAGGGCCAGCTTTGTCTTGCTGCCGAAGAATTCGGCGACTTCATGCGTATTCATTGCGAATCCTCGTTCGAGCCTGCCCTAATTTAAGCATGCTTAAGTTATAGCATCAACGATGTTTTCTGCCTACTGCATGCTTAAATTCAGCTAGCTTAATATTGAGTCCATGGAAAGACACGAACGCATCGCCCGCGCCATACAGGTCAGCGGTAAAAAGAAAGGAGAAATTGCATCGCTTTGCGGCGTTGCAAATTCTGCCGTCACGCAGTGGATCACCGGCGAGAGCAAAAGCCTCAGGCCGGAGAACCTTTACGCACTGGCAAAAGCGACTGGATTCCGAGCTGAGTGGCTGGCTATAGGCGAGGGTGATGAGCGGGACACTTCCGAATCGAACGTCTCCCCCGCTGCGCAACCCACCAAATCATTCCGCTACCCAGTAATCAGCTGGGTTGCCGCCGGCGCCTGGGCAGAAGCTGTTGAGCCCTACCCAGCCGGATTCTCGGACAGCTATGAGTTCTCGGAGTACGACTCCAAGGGCACGGCGTTCTGGCTGAAGGTTAAAGGTGACTCGATGACGGCGCCCGCCGGCCAGAGCATCACCGAAGGCACTCTGATCCTTGTGGACACCGAGGCTGAGGTCGCACCAGGTAAGCTGGTCGTGGCCAAGCTCCCAGACAGCAACGAAGCCACTTTTAAGAAGCTGGTCAGCGATGGTGGTCGGCTGTTCTTAAAACCGCTGAATCCGAGCTACCCAATTGAGGCGGTAGACGAAAACTGCCGGATCGTTGGCGTAGTTGTCCAGGCGCTGCAGAAGTTTTACTGATGCCATCCGCCCTTGGAAAGCCATCGACCTCATGGCGAGAGCAGAGCTTCTGGAGCAAGGTGTGGACCTATGCTCTGCTGGCACTCATGGTGGTTTTCACAACCGAAGCTGGCATTTGGCCGGACGGCAGCTCATCCAACCGCAAGCGGGTATTCAGTCCTGGCTTCGTGGTGCTCTGCTTTTTCGTGGCTGTGGTTGAGCTGATAATGCTGAACCACTTCTATGGAGTGCGGATGAGGTGAGGGCGGGGCAAATCACGAGAGCTAAGCCTTAGCAGGTGCGGCGCGCGAGCTGCACGATGAACGGGCTGGCTCATCGGTGACGAATAGCTTTTAGAGTCCGTCTATGTCGCGTAGAGTCAGGCCCATGCTAGGTGTTTGTGTAATGTCTAAAGAAAGGTTTCGCACATGGAAGCGCTAATCAACCCAGAAATACTGAGATGGGCTCGTTCCAGGGCAAGAATCAGCGCGGGCACGCTTGCGAAAAGTATCGGGACAGCTGAGGACAATGTGCTTGCTTGGGAAGACGGAGCGAAACGGCCTTCCTTTAACCAAGCCATGAACTACGCGCATCATACCCACATCCCTTTTGGCTATTTGTATCTAGCAAAACCGCCTGTTGAAGACCTGCCTCTACCCGACCTTCGAACCGTTAACGGTCGAGAGCCAAGCTATAGTCTCGCTCTCAGAGACACAATCCGTTGGGCGATGGAACGACAAGATTGGTACCGTAGCTGGTTAACTTCCCAGGGATATGAGAAAAACGAAGTAGTTGGCATCCTAAGTATTAACGATGGAATTCCCGCAGTTGTGATTAGCATGCGGGAGAAGTTGGGAATACCTGAAATGCCAAAACGCGGAACTTTCGATGATTATTTTTCTAAGCTGGTTCAAAGCATAGAAAACATCGGAATTCTGGTTATGCGCAATAGTATTGTAAACAACAATACGAGTAGACCTCTATCGGTTGATGAATTTCGCGGCTTTGCGATGAGCGACGCTCTAGCTCCTGTAATATTCGTCAATACTGCCGATTGCCCCGAGGCCCGACTCTTCACTCTCATCCACGAGCTTACGCATATCTGGATTGGGAAGTCTGGCGTATCTGACGCAGAACCACAAACGCACAATAGAGAAGAGATATTCTGCAATGCAGTTGCCGCTGAACTGCTGGCGCCAGAACGTGAGTTTCGTATTGCCTGGAAGCATTTTGAGGATTGGAAAGATAACCTCCCTTTCATCACACGGACATTCCATGTCAGTGAGTGGGTGATTGCTAGGCGCGCATTGACGCTGGGGTTCATCAGCCAAGCTGATTACAGTAATTTCATTGGTGGCAAAATAGCAGCGCACAAAGCCAGAAATAAAGATGGAGCTCCGCCCTACTCGCGACTACAGACTGGACGAATCAGTAAAACTCTGGCCAAAGCCGTGGCGAGTGAGGCATTGAGTGGCCGTATGCTATTCAGGGATGCCTCTAGGCTGATGGGAATAAAGCCACACAAGATTTCTGAATATTCTAAGAAGGAACTTGGATTTTGAGCTACCTGCTAGATGCCAACTCTTATATACAAGCTAAAAACGCTCACTATCGAATGAATTTCTGTCCTGGCTTTTGGGATTGGCTCGATACGGCTTTTCAGCTAGGACAACTATCGAGCATTACCATGGTGTACAAGGAATTGTCCGATTATGGTGATGAGCTATCGGATTGGGTAAAGATACGTCAAGCGCAGTTCGATACAATTGACGACAAGGCTACTCAGGAGTTTTTCGGGCGAATTGCTGAGCATGTAATGAGTATGAAGCTCCCTACAGATCCTGAAAAGATTCGTTTCTTAGGTGGTGCAGATCCATGGTTAATTGCGAAAGCAGCCACGACCGGTAAAACCATTGTGACTCATGAGGTTTTAGCCCCCGACAATAGCAAAAAAATTAAAATCCCAAATATTTGCAAGGATTTTGATGTCAACTACATCACATCATTCGACCTACTAGACGTACTCCAGGCCAGGCTTGTTATCGAGAGGCCTTAGTTTTAATTTAGACTCCCCAAGCCCGGTCCCGCGCCGGGTTTCTTGTATCTGGCGGTTCCCCTGCCCTGCTATGGTGGCGCCCTCTGATCGCAATGGAAGCATCGAAGAATGGACTCATGGAAGACACTGGCGATAGCCCTACTGGCATCGGTCAGCACGCAGGCCGTATCAGGTGATGGCGCCAACCCTATCGCGGCTGCGATATTTCTCACAATTTCCGCGCCAACCATTTTAATTGGAGCGACCACATCTCTCACGACCGAGCCGCCTGAGATTTTCAAGTCAGCCAAGACTGACGCTCTGGCGTTCATTGGTTCGGATGGCGAGATTCGCGGCGCGGAGTTTGAGCAGGCATCCAGATACTACCAGTCGACCTATCCTTCTCCGCTCATGTCAGACATGCAGCTGGCCCAGGCGATAGCGACTTCGATCTGATATCGGTCATCAAGCTGGACGCTGTGAAGGGTTTCTTTCACAGTCAAGCGCTTATGGTTACCCCAGCTCCTAGCGATCATCCCTTTCAGCTCGCACTCCCCATCGCGTGCTTTTCTTTGTCTGAGATTTGATTACAAAATGCCAGGCTAGCGCTGGGCGTCTCGCATCTGACGCTGGCACTTTTTCAGCAGCAACATGTCAATCGTGCATCACTGCCACGCTAGTACACCATCATGCACAGTTGGAAGAAGATATCGCTGAGAGAGGATCTAGAACGAAGTCTGCCAGGACACCAGGTAGATTGCATTTTGATCAACGGATGGACAGCTACCGTCTTCGTCAGGCAGCCCGAGTATGACGCGATGTTTTGTACGACAGGTATTAACCTGGCCAAGCTTGCAGACAGCTCAAGCGTTCAAAAACTCGCTGAAGAAATTGCGTTTGAGATCGATATGTCCAAAGGAGGGATCGCCGGATAGGTCTACTTGAAGGTTCTTGTATCTGCCCTTCGTCGCGCCACCATTGCGCTGGCAATCCTGGCGATTGAAAAGGGATCAGCACCCCAATTGTTACAGAGAGCCCGCCCCGTGCGGGCTTTCTGCTTTTTCGACATCCTTTTCACCTGGCATTTACAGGACAGAGTGCAAAGTCGCCCTACTCCTTTGAAGAATTCCCTTTAGGCCCGCACATAAGCGGGCCATTTTTTTGCCCGCGGCTATGCTTTCCATGCCATCTACTGGAGACCAAGCGATGCCCTCGCCCGAATACTCCCTTACAGACACCCTGGAACGCATATATGAGAACCAGCTCGCCCTAGAAGCTGCGCTGATGGAGTTGACGCTGCTCGTCGAAAGCCAAGGCCATGCCAAGATCGGCGAGAATGTGCGCGGCGCCCTGGAGGCGATCGGAGAGAACGCCGGGCATATCAAGCAGGGCTTGGCCAGGCTGAAGGCGCATGGGCCAGATTGAACGCCCTCCTCCCCAAATGGTGGCTGTACGCCACGAATGGTAAAGTGCAGGCTCAATTTTGGGAGTTAATCAATGAAGGGATTCGGAACATTCGCGATTATTGTCGGCGTTTGCTGGTTGGTCTTTGCGCTGAGCATGGATGTGTCCGTGCCTACTGGTACCGGCGGCCGGGTGAACAATATGGGCCTTATGGCCGACCGACAGATCCATACGATCGTTGGCGGCATGATTGCCCTCGCGGGCTTGCTTATGGTGCTTCTCGGCGGCAAATCCACTTCGCCACAAGCCGCGGCCGAGACAGATACACGCCCCTGCCCGCTCTGTGCAGAGACCATCAAAAGAGCAGCCATCAAGTGCAAGCATTGCGGTGGTGACGTACTCCCAGCACTGTCCGCGCATGTACCCTTGATGTCAGGATGGACTGTACGGGTGGAATGCGAGCCATGGGCACACGCGGAGGCAACCCGGTCAGTGAAGCGCCTGGGGCTTCCGACCACCAAGGGCTCGGCGAAATTCGTTGCTGTTGGACCATTTGCATCTGAGGCTGAAGCCCTAGGTGCGCGCGAAAACATCCGCTCAGTGAGCGACCTACTCGGCGATATCCATATTGTGGCACCTGACGCGTAGCCTTCCTGATCAAGCTCAAGCCTGCTCAGCGCGGGCTTTTTCATGCCTGCCAGAAAGCACAGCTGCAAAATATGCATTTATGCATGAATTTTCTTGTCGCTCTATTGCCATCATATGGCAGCAGCAATACTGTATACACATACAGTATTAGCAAGGAGCGAAGCATGATTCAGGCACCCTCCCCAACATCCAAACCACGGAACTCCTACGAGCTTGTCGGCCGTCGTCTGCAACGCATAATCGCCTCTCCTCGAGTGCAGAGAATTCAGTTGGTTGAAGTCTCCAGACTCGACGATGAAAGCCCTGAAGCTTGGCACCAAGTCATCCAAGACATCGGCGACACCGCCGGCATAAGGATCGAGCATTTGGATGATGGCGCCGTAAGGATCGGCTGGCGCGAGTACTGCGATTACTAAATGAGCCCGCCAGTGAGCGGGCTTTTTATCGCCCGTAAATTTCAGCAATCTGAATTATTTTATTCAGCATGCTTGACACCTTAATTTCAGCTTGCTTAAATTCAACTCAAGCCAGCAACTAAGAACGCCGGTCGGCAGTTAAACCTGCACCGCTCTTTAGCGACACCCCTTGCCGGATCACCACCGGCCCAGATTCAAAGGCAGCGATGAGCCGGCCTAAACGGTTCAGAGGGTTGGCAACTGACCCGGGCGTGCAGCGTAAAGCGCCAAGAACAGTTATCCAGCGGGAGAACAAGCCGAAAGGCCCGCGGCTGGAAGAACATTTGATTCAAGCCGGTGACCGACGCCAGTAGCGGGTTACGGCGGAAGTTTTCACTGATGCACCCAACTGCAGTTCGGTCGGGTGCATTGGGAAAACAACCGATCAAGCACGGAGCACCAAATGAGCGAGCAAACACTTCAATCCATGCTGATGGATGGCGTAACCCGATTCACAGACGGCGCCAAGCCGGCAGAAATCATCGATAAGCATGTGGAAAGCATGTTCACCGACATCATCAAAGACAATTTCCGCAGCTACAGCGACATGGGCAAGCTGGTCAGCCAAGCCATTAAAGATGCGCTGCCATCCAACGTGAGCGATCTGTTTGAGCTGACTCGCTACAACGACCTGATCGCCACCGCATTGAAAACACAGTGGGAGTCTTCTGGCGTTACTGGCGAAATGCTTCGTCGTTCGCAAGCAGCTATCGACGATGCGCTGAAAGACGACATCGTGCCGGAATTCGTAAACCTGAGCGATTTGCTGAATGCCTTCATCGAAGAAAACAAAGAGCGCGCAACAGACGAGCAATGGGAAAGCCCGCACATCACCATTCGCGAAGCTGAAAACGACTACATCGGCAGCAGCAAGCACATGCACATCTACTTTGACCCACAGCCGGAAGAGCGCAGTTCGTCATCTCGATACTCCTCTGGTACCAAGCGCACCGAATGGGAGCTGGCCAATCGGATCAGCATCAGCGTCAAAGGCCAGAACGAGCGGGGCTACGACTTCGGTGAGGTCTACAGCGCGAAGCTGGACGGCGCACCCATTGGCCGCAACTTCATGATTTACAAGAAGTGGGAAAAGCTCACTGCGGCCCTCTACTTCGGTGGTGCCAAGCTGGTGATCGATTGCGACGAGCACGATTTCAGTTATGGCCTGTACGACTGAACAACCAGCGCCATGACAGCCGGGAAAGACCGGCGCCTTTCCTTCCCCACCTCTATTACGTCAGCACTCCTCCCCCGCGCCCATCGGCAACCAGCGGGAGGCATGAGTGTTGACGAATACAGGTGAACAACTCGCCACTTTGGAGGCGACTATGAACGCAGCATTGAAGATATGCCAGGAGCGTTACGACGCTCAGTTGCCTCCAGAGATCAGCGAGAGCAACGAGGTAACCGATTGGCTTGAGCATTCGGCGGAGCGCCTGGTGTGCGGTGTCGACATCAAGTGGAAGCGCCGCCACGGCCAGCCGCAGGTGGTGACGTTTGATCGGTTCTGCACCTACCTGCAAGGCATCCTGAATCAGCGCCAGATCGACGGACTTGACGAGCGTGACTCGTTCGCCCGCCTGTTCCTGTCAGCGATCCTGGGTAGCCAGAGTGAAGCGCGCAGCCATGCAGCGGACTTGCTGGGCAATGAGCGCCCAGTCGAAACGGTTGAAAGGTTCGCCATGGACCTGCTCCGGCCCTACGCCGCCGACGCGGTAGCAGCAGAGCGGGAAGAGGCAGAAGACGACGTGGATGCCGGCCTATGAGCCCGCACGTCGCGATAACCACCGCCCTGCTAGAGCTTGAGCATCCGGACACAACAGACCTGGCCGAGTCGCTGGCTGAAGGCCTGATTGTCCGCCACTTCACTACCGGCGCCATCAACGCCGAAGAGTTCCACCACTACAGCGCCTGGCTGCTGAAGACCAGCCGGCGCCGCAAGGAGGCAGCATGACCACCGCACCTGTTAAATCGCTGATCGACGAACAGCTCGACGACATCGAGCGCCGCATCGCCATCCTGGGCTTCGGCCTTCCCTTCAACGAGCTCATCGGCCGCAAGCGTGAGGACCTGGTGCGGGATCTACCGAAGCGCCTGGCGCCAACCATGAAGGGCGGTCGCATCGCGGTGAGGATTCGGCCTTGACTCCCCACCAGCGCACCAGGCGCATGCTTATCTGGCGCGGCTCTTTCTCTGCCCTCTCCCTCTGCATCTTCCTGATATTGCTCAGCGCCCTCGCTGATCGAATCACTCAATAACCAACACCTTCAATCGCTGCGAGCATCGCGGCAAGGAATCCCCATGTCCGCAGTAATGAAGCAGGACGACAACACCCCTGCGATGTCGGAGGCCGCGCTCGTTGAAGTGCTGAGCAGCAGCCTCTACCCCGGCGCCGAAAAGAACTCAGTCGTGATGGTGTTGGCTTACTGCCAGGCCGCGCACCTGGACCCGATGTTGAAGCCGGTGCACATCGTCCCGATCTGGAACTCCAAGACAAAAAAGATGCAGGACACGGTGATGCCAGGCATCGGCCTGTACCGCATTCAAGCGGCGCGCACCGGCCAATACGCCGGGATCAGCGAACCAGAATATGGCCCTCCAGTGACTGCGAAGTTGAGTGGTGTAGAAGTCACGTATCCCGAATGGTGCCGCGTGACGGTCAAGCGGCAGATGAGCAACGGCCTGGTGGCCGAATACACAGCCAACGAGCGCTGGATCGAAAACTACGCAACAGCCAGCAAGGACACTGCGGCGCCCAACGCCATGTGGAAGCGTCGAGCCTTTGCCCAGCTTGCAAAGTGCGCCGAGGCACAGGCCCTGCGCAAAGCATTCCCCGAAGTCGGATCTGCACCAACGGCAGACGAGATGGAAGGCAAGACATTCGAGGACGCCGCCAAAGACGTCTCACCGGCGCGGCAGGCGCCACCAAAATCGGACGCCAAGCCTGCCTATCCCGACGAACTGCTGGCTGAAAACATCGAAAAGTGGCAGCCGCTTATCGACGCCGGTCGCACCAGCCCCGAGCACATCATTTCCAACGTCATCAGTAAGTACTCATTGCGCGATGACCAGATCGAAACAATCACCAACCTCAAAGCCCTCGATGGAGACGCAGCATGAAAATTCACAACGTAGCTCAAGGCTCCGCCGAGTGGCTTGCCCTCCGCGCTCAGTACCGCACCGCTTCAGAAGCACCAGCAATGATGGGCGCCTCGAAGTACCAATCCCGCACCGACCTGCTGATCGCCAAGAAGACGGGCATCACGCCAGACGTCACACCCTCTCAGCAGTTTGTCTTCGACAAGGGACATGCAACCGAAGCCCTGGCGCGCCCACTGACCGAGGCATTGATCGGCGAAGAGCTTTATCCGATCGTTGCTACCGAGGGCAACCTGCTCGCCTCCATGGACGGCGCCACGATGCTCGGAGAGACCCTGTTCGAGCACAAGCTGTGGAATGAGTCGGTCGTGGCCCAGGTGAAAGCTGGCGATCTGGCGCCGCACTACTACTGGCAGCTTGAGCAGCAACTGCTGGTGAGCGGTGCCGAGCGAGTGATCTTTGTTTGTTCGGATGGCACGCCGGAAAACTTCGTGCACATGGAGTACCGGCCCGTCGCTGGGCGAGCGGCCCAGTTGCTCGAAGGCTGGAAACAGTTCGAGGCAGACCTGGCCAACTTCGAGATGGCCGACACACCTTCAATCGTCGTCGGCAAGGCACCTGATGAGCTGCCAGCCCTGCGCATCGAGCTGACCGGCATGGTCACCGCCAGCAACCTGAAGGTGTTTGAAGATTCGGCCCTGGCGGTCATCGACTCGGTGAAAACCACACTCTCTACGGACCAGGACTTCGCCGACGCGAAGAAGGCGGTCAAGTGGTGCGGCGACGTTGAGGAGGCTGTCGCTGCTGCCAAGAAACAGGCCCTGTCGCAGACCCAAAGCATCGACGAGCTGTTTTCGTCGCTGGATCGCATCAGTGCGCATGCCCGCGAGACGCGCCTGAAGGTCGACAAGCTGGTGAAGGCTCAAGAGCTGCTGGTGAAGACCAACATCAAGCAAAAAGCCGAGCGCGCTCTGGCGGATCACATAGCCGCAATCAACAAGACCCTTGGCAAAGTCACGCTGCCTCATGTCGTTTCGGACTTCGCCGGCGCCATGAAGAGCAAGCGCACTATCGCCAGCCTTCAGGATGCAGTTGATACCGAGCTGGCCCGGGCGAAGATCGACGCAAGCCAAGCAGCCGATAGCATTCGTTTGAACCTGACCAGTTTGGCTGAGCTCGCCGTTGATCACGCCTTCTTGTTCAGCGATGTGCAGCAACTGGTTACCAAGGCCAACGACGACCTGGTGACGCTGATCAAATTCCGAATCTCCGAACACCAGAAGGTGGAGCGAGAAAAGGCCGAAGCGAAGCGTATCGCCGAAGAGCAGGAAGCGGAACGCTTGGCAGCCATCAAGCCAGAGCCGGTCGTAGAGAAAGCGGCGACACCAGAGCCTGTCCGCGCCGCGCCGATCCAGACGACGGCCCCCGTGGCCCAGGCCGCAAAGCCAGTATCGAGCCAAGCGGTGGGGCAGGTAACGCTGCAGGCCAACGTGACGGACTTCGAGGCCCTGGTGAAAGCCGTGGCATATGGTCAAGCGCCGATCAGCGTCCTTTCGGTCAACTGGGAAGCGCTCGACGCGATGGTCGCGGCGCAGGGATCAACCTTCAGCATGGCCGGGGTGACACTCGCCAAGGCGGCAGCATGATCAGCAACCTCAAATCAGACATCGAGTTCCGGCGCGAAAAAGCGCTGGAGCTTTCCAGTCAGGTTGTATGGACCGGACACATGGTGGACACATGTGCGGGGACATGGTTGACACATTATGGACCATAGTCAGGTTTGCTCA